AATCGGTTTCCCATTTCCCACTCCGGTTTCCCAATCGGGATTTCCCAATGTCGACGATCCTCGACATTCCAAACACGCGATGGCGCGACGAGCTCCTGCCGGCATCGTTTGCCGGCCAGCAATTTCACGTCGACTCCTCGAGCCGCGAGAGCGGTCAGCGCGTGGTCACGCATCAGTTTCCGAAAAAAGATTTGCCTTATTCCGAATTGATGGGCCGGCGCGCAATCGATTTCACGATCCGCGGCTATTGCATCGCCTACCCGTTCGACAGCGGCAATCCGCTTTACATGCGCGACTATCGGATCGCGCGCGATAATCTCATGAACGCGCTCGACACCGGCCAGGCGGCCACGTTGCAGTTGCCGACGTTGGTGCCGATGATCGTGGTCTGTCCAGGCTATCGTTGGACCGAGGAAGCCCGCTTCGGCGGCTTTTGTACGTTCGACATGACGTTCGTTGAGCTCGGCGTGCAATCGATGAAAAACACGCCTGACACAATGTCGGCCCTGGTCGCGCAATCGCAATCGCTGCGAGCTCGCGCCGTGCAAGTGATCTCGCAGGGCACCAACACGACGCCCGGCGGCGTGCCGCTCGGCCAATAGAGCACGCAATGGAAAAGCCGGACGTGAGCGAAGCGGCGGGCATCATCGGGCGCCTAGCCAAAAATCTAGCGACCGCGATTCCGCAGGCCGGCGAGGCCGGTTCGGCCGCGCGCACCGCGATCGGCGATCTCGTTGCCAACGCTGCCGTGCTGTTAAGGACCGACGCGATCGGGCCGTCGCTCGATCAATGTTTTGATCTGTGTCGCCAAGCCGGCGCTACGGTGTATCAGCTCGAGGAAATTCGCCGCGAAACCAGCGCCGAAACACCGCGCACGCTCGGCGGCACGCTGATCAAAAATTCGGCGATGACGCTCTGCCTGGCGCAGGAGTGCGCCATCATTGCCGCGATGGTTTTCGCGTCCCGCTATGAGGTCGACGCGATCAAACTGGCGATGCTCGGGCCGTTTAATCTGCTCGAGGAAATTGCCGCCGACACGATGGATCAAGCGACGTTTTGGGAGCTGGTGCAGCTGCAGGCGGCGACGGTGAATCATCTTGTGACGACGGCACGGCCGTTGCCGCGGATGGTCAACTATCAATTTGCCGCGCCGCTGCCGTCGTTGGTGATTGCCTATCGGCTTTATGCCGATGCCAGCCGCGGTGATCAAATCGTCGGCGAAAACAAAATCGTGCATCCGGCATTTTGTCCGCCGCTCGGCCGGGCGCTGTCGTTCTGATGTCGGTCGCTCAAACCTTTGCGCCGACGATCGGCGGCTATCCGCCAAGCGAAATCTGCACGCTGATCGTCAACGGCCAGCGCTTTACCGATTGGGAAACGGTTTGGATCGAGCATCGCTGGCATGATGCTTACGCATTTTTTCGTTTCACCGCGGCCGAGCGGGATCCGATGCCGCAATATTGGACTCGGCTGCAGTTCAAGCCTGGCGATTCGTGTACGATCGAGCTCGGCGGCCAGACCGCATTAACGGGAATGATCAGCGATCGCGAAACCTCTTATGACGCCTTCAATCATTCGGTGCAGCTGATCGGCAAAAGCAACACGTTCTGGGGTTACAAATCGAGCGTCGATACTAAGACCGGCAGTTTCGACGGCCAGTCATTCGAGCAAGTCGCGCGTGCAGTGCTGGCGCCTTATCCCGGCGCCGTGAAAACGATCGGCACGCTCAACCCACTGCCGTTTGTAAAATTGCAGAACGAGATCGGCGAGCTCACCTGGGCGTTCCTCGAGCGCATCGCGCGGCCGCGCGGCATCGTTCTCGGCGCCGATGCGCTGGGCAATTTTCTGCTGATCGGGCAACACACTTTCCCGGTCTCGAGCGAATTGATCGAAGGCTTCAACATAAAAAACTGCAAATGCCTGATCAGCCACAACTACACTTTTCAGGAATATGACGTTGTCGGCCAGCACTCGGGCGACGATCAAACTTACGGCTCGGCGGCCAATGAGCTGAAAGGCACGGCACCAGGCACCGCGCCGCTCGCCTCGAAGCTGATCACGCCGGCCGAACAGCCGATCACCAAACCCGAGGCCTTCGATCGCGCGCATCAGGAGGCCAAATGGAATCAGGGCACGATCATCACCGCGCAAGTCGCGGTCTATGGCTGGCTGCGCGGCGGCGCGGGTTTATGGAAGGCTGGCGACGTGGTGCACATTAAATCGCCGATGGCGATGCTCGATATGTCGCTGAAAATTCGCACTGTGACATTCGAGCAGAACGATCGCACCGGCACGCAAACCACGCTCGAGCTGGTCGCGCCTTGGCTGCTCAATGACGGCGGCAATATGGATCCCGGCAATCCCAGCGTGCCGTCAGAGCCGCCAACGTCGCCGCAGGGCTCAACGCCGCCCGGCGGGGGCACTGTCGAGATCGGCACGCCGGTCATAACCGGAGGAGAATAAAAAATGCACCGCGCAACACCGGCAAACTCGTCATTCCGCGCCTATACCGGCGGCGGCACGCGCTCGGCCGTCGACACGATCGACGATTCCAAGCTGATGCAGGAAATGGGCGGCAATTTCATGCACAGCGAAAATCGCCAGGCGATCGAGAGTCCGCAGAATTACGGTTTCACCTCGGTTGTCGCGCCGGCGACTAAAGGCAGCGACGGCTCGATCACCGACAGCGCCGAGGCGGTGATTTCGTTCATGGGATCGAATCGCAGTTTTCCGGTCGCCGGCGTGATGGACGATCGCCGGCATCGACTGCGCAACATGAAACCCGGCGATGTCGCCATGTTCCGCCAGGCGTCGGACAAACTGCAAATGCACCTCAACACCGCCGGCGCGTTTTTGACCGGGCCGCGCAACAAGACTGTGCGCATGCAATTGGTCGACGAGGATTCGGGTCAGCAGCAACAGGGCCAGCAACAAAGCCTGCGACCCGACGGCACCGCGCGTGACGTGCTGCATGTTGGCAGCCACGCCGGCACCGGCAGCAGCGGCTCGAGCTCGGGCTCACAACAGCAGACAAAAGGCCAAAGCCCGATCTATGAGAACGGGCAAAAATCTTATCGTTTCGTCCATTGCACCGGCGGCGAGACCGCATGCGGCGGCAGTTCGGTTCGCGATTATTTGCAGGACGGCAAATGCTACCGCGAGACCACCGGAGGGAATGTTTATCTCGGTGCTGATCATTCCGCGAACCAGCAAATTGTCGTGACGGTTTTGGGCCCGGCTAAAAACACGCTGGCGCAAGTATGACGACGCTGTCGCCGGTTCCTGACATCAGGCTGCGTGAGTCGTTCACGCCGCCGTTTTATTCTGTCGGCATCGATTGGGTGCTGCGTGACGATGGCACGCTCGATGACACGCAAGCATTGGCCGCCGGCGTGATTGTGGCGCTCGGCACAAACAGCCTGGCTGATCTGTCTGATCAATTGCCGGATCCTGATTCGACCGATCGCTGCGGCTGGTGGGGTGATCTCGATGCCGACACGATCTGGAATGCGTGGCCGATCGGTTCAAAGATTTGGCTGCTGCGCCGTTCGGCGATTCTGCCGCCACAGGCGCGCTACGGTGCGACCGTCGCGCACGTGCAAAATTATATTCACGTCGCGCTACAGCCGTTCATTGATCTCGGCATCGCTTCGCGTATCGATGTTGATGCGGTGCGCACTGATAAGCAGCGGGTCGATGCAACGATCCGAATCTACAAGGGACCGCGCCCGACCATTCAGCTTGTTTATTCAATCCTTTGGGACGAGCTGCAATATGCCAGCTCGCAAAGCACCTAATGCCCTGGTCCACGCCAACTCTTAGCCAAGTTCGCTCGTGGGTGCGCGATGCCGTGCGCGGCTCGCTGCCAGGATCCGAGGCCGCGGTGCCGAACAGCGTGCTGCGCGTGATGTCCGACACGCAAGGCGCGCTCTGTCATTTGACGCTGCAATATGTCGATTGGCTGTCGCTGCAGCTGTTGCCCGATACCGCCGAAACAATTTGGCTCGATCGGCACGGCCAGATCTGGCTGGTCAACGCCGACGGCACGGTCGGTCGCAAGCAGG